TCGATGTCCACATCAGACCGCCGCAGCGTTCCGCCCGTTCCGTCCATCCGTTTGTACGGGTCATGTGCGGTCAGCGTGATCAGAACATAGGGGGCCTTGACGCCCTCCACCGGGTGATCGAGGAACACCGCATCGATCGACAGACCGCCGACAGTCTGGGCCGGGGCCAGTGTCGTGATAGACGACTGTGCCAGCAGCAGCGTGCGGAGTCCGGTCTCAATGGCCACTAGGTCGCCTTCCGCTTCGTCAGGTCCTTAATCAGCCCTTCCCAGATCGCCGCCTGCATCGCGTTGACGCCGCTCTGCCTCCGTCGCTCCACGCCAAACTCAACAGCACGTCCGACGATTGGTGGCATCTTTCCTGTGTTCCAATTCGTCACGTCTTGCAGCCGCTGGCCAACGTACATGCGGGTCTTTTTGACAGTCCTTTTTTTGGTGCCGATTGCAGCCCACATGATGTTTCGGGCTCCCAGGCCAACGCCTTTCAGCTTGCCCGCCTTGGTGACGTTCTTGCCGCTCCGTCGCGGGTCTTTACGTTTGGCCGCAGGGCCGACAGCGAAGCCCGCCTTGGCTCCCTGCTTCTTACGCTTGGCCTTCGTCAGACCACTTCCCACGAGTCGTTTCAGAACCTTCAAGTTCGTCGGAATCTGGTCTTTGATCCCCTTGGCAAACTCGCGGACACAAACGGTCAACCCCTTGTTCACTGCCGCCCGCGTCTGTTTGTCGGCCAGATTCTGAAGTGCCATCTTCAGTTGCTCGTCGCCAACAAGCTGGATCGCAGCAGCCTTGAAGAGTGCTGTACGCTGGGCCGACTTTGCCCGCCGCATCGCCGCCATTTCCGCCCGCGCAGGCTTAGCCATCCGTGGCCACCTCCACGCAAGCGAAGCGAACCATCTCGGCCCCCTCGTCCACGTCCAGCGGGGGGCTGGAGATAGAGAGAATCCGATCCCCCAGCTTCAGCCGATGCTTGACTGTGAACCCTCGGGACTGCGGATCAGACCGCATCGTCACCTGATGCGTAACGTCCGCCGCCACCTCGACGCCTCGGAAAAACTCACGGCTGCCCCGCGTCGCCAGATTGCACCACCGATCGGCGAACGTCACCCAATTCCCCGCCGTGGTCTCGTCAATCTGTCCTGCCGCGTTGACGCTGGCCGATAGCCGCTGCACGCTCACGCGATTGCTCAGGCTCCCGCCCTTCATGCGTAGTTCCCCCAGCGGAGACGGTCGCACAGTGCGGAATAGCTGAACTCAATCTCCTTGCTGATGGTGCCGATCACCGACGCCTCAGCATTCTCCAGCCAGTGGGCCGCCAACAATCGGATGGCCTGCTTAGCGTCCTCGGGAACGGCCGACGGTGCCCCGTAGCCGCTCGTGTAGGTCACCGCGACCGCCGACAGCCGGTCATAGGTCGTGGGCCACGTCTGGCCCTTGGCTGCCTTGATTACCGCAGGCTCGGCGTAAATGTCGTATTCGTAGGTTGTTGATGCCAGCGTCTGTTGTAAGTTCAGGGCGTCGTAATACTCGATGGAAACGATAGCCTGAACCGGTGCCACATCCAGCACGATCCACGACGGGAGATAGTCCAGATAGAGAACCCGCGTCTTCGTGCAAAAGTCGCGCCGCGTGTCCTTCTCCAGCATCGTCCGTGCTGCGATCAGGTAGCTTGCGATCTTCGCATCTTCGTGGTTGTGGTCGACCCGCGAATGTGCCTTGAGTTCTTCGACGCTGACAGGCTCAACCGTGGGGCCGACGGAAACCCGTGACGTGTGGCGAACACGGTGCATCGACTCCAACGGTTGAGACCTATCCCACATTGTCAGCGTCCTCGCTTGGCAAAACGAACAGCACGCTCAGCCGCAGCGGGAGCCGTGGCCGTTTCAAGTCCCTCGTCTGCAGGCTTGGCAATCCGCCTTTTGATCAGCAGATTCGCCACGCCATCAGGTGGTGTCAGCACCTTTCCAGATCGGAACCCGTTCCACCATCGCAGGAGTTCGACACGCATTACGGCAGCCTCACGATGTTCCCGAACCCGCGTTCGCTGGCCGAGACAGGGTGATCCTTCGCACGGCTCAGCAACACAAACGCCGTACTGAAAGCACCCGTCGAACCGTTTCCGATCGTGTAGACCAGATCGAGGTAGCGCTTCCTGCCCCGCAAGTCGATCTCGAACTTGAAACACTTGTTGTCATCGGTCGCACTGGGCAGGCTCGCCGTAGTGCCCGCGATGCTCGCCGATGTTCCGTAGATCAACCCGGTCACATCGCCGTAGCTGCCGTCGGTGTCCGACTCCTGAATCTTCAGCGCCGTCAAGGCAATGTCGGTTGCCCCGAGGATGACGAAGACTTCGGCGTAGTCATAGCCTTGGGTGTCGATCGACGTGGTTGCCGGGCTGGTGTTGTTCGCGATCGCAGCCGGGGCCGTGATCAACTGAAACTTGCTCTGTTGAGACTGATTCATGGATTCACCTCAGCTAGCGGGAGTGCTCAGCATGATCACGGGTCCGGCAACGCTGGCGGTCCCCTTTTCATGGATGTTGATGTCAAACCTTTGCGTTCCCCGAATCGCCAGTTGGTCGTACTCGAAAAACCGCGAACCGTCCACCTGAATCTGGATGCCGCGACGGGTGCCCATCGTGCCAGCGAGATTCAGATTGCCGAGGTAGGCCAGTCCATCGGTTGATGTCTGGGCCGACAGCGTCTGGTTCATGACTTGGGTGATCTCGACCGGAAAGCCGAGGAAATTGTACGGAACCCCAGCGCTGAGGTTCTGCACGGTGTTTCCACCAGCCGCCTCGAAAAGCCGCTGCATAGAAGCAGCGAAGCCAGCTTGGCTCACGTACCAGCGCGCTCCGGTCCGTGCATAGACAGGCAACTTCCCAACCATATTGAGGAAGTCCTCCATATCCAGCGTTCCGAAACTGGTGTTGCCGGTCGCCGCAGTGACCTTCGATCCTGCCAGAATCGCCGACTTCAGACCGACGATCCCGCCGTACGTGCTCGTGCCGTCACCGTTGAAACAGCATTCATCCTCTTTGTCCGCGAACGAATAGGCGATTTCGCTCGCCAGATCGTCAGCGATGGAGAGGATCGAATCCTCGTTCAGTTCGCTGCTGTACTTGCAGAGAACCGCCAGCTTGCGGGCCACGAGCTGCACCGCGTCCCAACCCTTATCACTCGCGGTGATCTCGGAGTTCTCGGAGACGAAGTAGGCAGTCAGTCCCGTAGCACGTCGGGGAATGATGTGCGAGTCAGTGCTCATCGGCATCACGCGAAGCGAACGCCGGGCAACGCCGCGCTCTTCCCGCAGGTCGATGATCGTGGACTCCAGCACCTCCGGCACGCTGTACCCGCCAAGGCTGTTGGTGGTGGTCTGCAGGGCTCGGGTTTCGATCCCGTTGTCAGCACACCACTGCGCCGCCCGGGTGTCACCGCCGAGGGTCGCCAGCAGCCACTGCCCCGAGGTGTAGGCGTTGCGGTCGGCATCGGAACCCCGGAAACTCCGCAGGGCCTTGGCTCGGGGGAGGAACCGCACTTCGGTCTTCTGGGGGACGACAATCGCACCAGCCGCAGCCGAGGGGGCCGACCGACGGCCGACGGACTGGGCCAGCGTCGCTTTCTCGTCGATCAGCTTCTGGCACCGGCTCTGCTCCTTCGCAGCGGTCGCGGCTTCATCCATCAGCGCATCATACTTGCGGGTCTCGTCCTCAGTCAGGGGACGACTGACGCCACCTTCGCCGCCAGTGGCCGCAGCCACCAGAATTGCCTCAGCTTCCGCCATCTTAGCGGATCGCTTCTCCCGGGCCTGATCGGCCAACGTTTGGAGATCCATGTGTTGTTCCTTTCGTGGAAACGTGAATGATCGACGCTCACGGAAACAACAGCTCCGCTCCTGTCTTAGTTGTGGATTGCGCGAGAACAACAGCCCCGCAGAATCAGTTTACCCGAACTCATCCGGGTGTCAATTCGAGTCCAACGCCCGCACCTTGGCAGCTGCCCACGACTCCGCAGCGTTGCCGCCCCAAAGTTGCCACGCGACGTATCCCGGCTTCTCCTCGCCAGCTTTGTCCCAGTCCGGCGATTTGCTGGCCTTGCTGTGTCTCGCAAACCACGCATTCATCTCGCGGACGTGCCGCTCCGTCAGCACCTGCCGACCGGCAATCTTCCGCGCGTTGCTCACGGTCTCAGGCTTCAGCCCGTCGCCGCTCTTGCCCTCCTCGTGGAGTCGCAGCCCTTCCCGTGCAGCCGCTGCCATGCCGGAAGACGGCCGCAGACTGACACCGTCCGCCCGCATCTGCTCCAGCTCGAACCGTGCCCACTGTGCCGCGAGTGGGTCGCCCGGGGGAATCGTCATCCCACGCGACGCCGCCAGACTCCGCAACGCCACCTCTGTTGACTGGTATGCCGGGTATGTGACCGCGCTCACGTCGAACAGGTCAACAGCGTGAAGTTCGCGGATCTGGTCCGCTCCCTCCTGCCGCCAAGCGTCTTTTAGTGTCCTGAACCCGAAACTCATTTGCGACAGATCGCCCCGCTTCATCTTGGGAATCAGCCTCTGCACGTCCGGGTCGGTCGGGTCCAGTGTCGCATCAATCCTCAGCCCCCGGTCATCCTCCGCCAGCCGTAGGGTTCCCGACTTCGTGCGGGCCAATGGCAAACCGTCGTGATTGATCAAGAATCGCACGTCAGCCCCACCAGCAATCGTCGATTGAAACGCCCCACGCCGGATGACTTCGCGGAATCCCCCCAGATCCTGAGACAGGCTGTTGAAGACCGCCGCGTATCCGCCGATGCTCACCTTGTCGGCTTCGGCTCGGATCTCCATCTCCGCACAGCATCGATATTCGGTATCAGCCACGCAACACCCCCTGAGCGAACGCCGCCGCCCGGCTCGAATCCCATGAACGAACGCAAGTCTCCACCGACTCGCCGAAACGCTCCACGCTTACCTCTGCCGCTGTCAACAGTGCCTGCCGCGATTGCTCCACATGCTGGTGGACCACCTCCGCAGGATCGATCAGCCGCCGCGTGTGCAACGCAATCGCCCGCAGGGTGGGGCCAATTTCTGCCTCAAATGTGACTGAATGATGCGAATAAAATTCGTCCAGCCACCGCAGAAACTTACTGGGCTCTTTTGCTGCTTTCGTCGCAGCATTGCGTTCTTTCGTTAGAACGCGAGACAGTGTCCCCTCCAGAATCGATACCAACGCCCGGCTCATATCCTCGTCTGGGCTGTCGTCTGGGGAATCGTCAGGCTCCTCCGGGATTGCCACGCTGGGCTCCCCAATCACCGGCTCGGGAGTCGTGGCGATCTTCAGGGCCGCCACACCGCCCGCCATCGCCAGATTCAACGGTATCATGTTTCCATTGATCAAGTAGGCGTCTCCCTCTGGGCCTTGGATCGGATTCATTCCCTCTTCATCCCTGATCTCGTTGGCGCTCATCCACCCGTTTTGACGGGCCACAGCGTAGGCGTCGAACCGGCTTTTCCTGTCGATCAATTGCAGGTCGTCCAGATCCAATTCGGTGTGAATCGTCGAACGGTCGGCAGGTCGCACCAGTTTCCTTTGGGCCTCCTGCTCCATCGCCCGACAGATCGGCCGGATCGTGTATGTCTGGTATTCAATGCCCTGATGCTCGATGTTCCCGAATGTCGCCCGCGACAAGTCCCGCAGAAGGTGGGGCGGAATGTTGAACCATCTGGCGATCTCGGCGATTTGAAATTGCCGCTGCTCCAGAAGTTGACTGTCCGCCGCGCTCATCTGCATCGGCTGGAATTCCATCCCCTCTTGCAAGACCGCAGTCCGCCCGGCTTTATCCGCCCCTCGGTGCAAGGCTTCCCACTCGGCTCGGATGTTCGCCCGCGCGTCGGCCGTCAGCTTCCCCGGATGCCGCAAGAGTCCCGCAGGTCTCGCACCATTGGCGAAACTGCTGCCGCTGTACTCCTCCATCCCCAGCGTCAGGCCAAAGCTATTCCGCGCCCGCTGCACGAGTCCCCGGCCGGTCACGCCATCGCTCGCCAGAAGTGGGACGTGATACATATTTGCGGCTTCGACTCGAACGGGATTGAGTCCGTCCGGGTCGGTCACCTGATAGAACATCGTCCCCAGCGGGTCGCGGGAGACATGCACACGGCTCGGGTGAATCCACCAGAGATTGACCGGCTGGCCCCCCGCATTCCGCTCGATCTCTGCCAACATGTTCCCGTGCAGGTAGTAGCTGGTCAGCATCGCGATGCGCCAGCTAAACGCCGTCATCTCGGGGTTGGGTTCTTCGTCGAGAAGACGGGCCAGCGGGTGGTCATCGATCTCCACCTCAGCCTCTCCCGTCTTCTGGTAGATCTCCCATTGGATCTGGGCGATGGTCTCCGAGATAACACGGATCGCAGCGAACACCGCCGACGCCGTCAGGGCTGTTGCCTCTGTGACCGCAGTCCCCGCAGTGCTCCGCACCGTCAGGGCGTCGGCTACCTGCTGTGGCATCGCTCGTGCCTCTGGTGCAATCCAGCGGGCCACGGTCTCACGAACGGATGTAATGACGCTCATAGAAACAGGCTCCCACCGGATTCGTACACGCTTGCCCCCTCGGTCTGCTCGGCCATCGACAGGCCTAGCGCCATGATCCCCGCTACAACTCCGTCGATCTTGTCCGCGCTTCGGCTCTTGCTCGGTCGGATATTATCGTTCCGATCGCGTTCAGCCGCAACATTTCCAACCATCCACCGCAGCACGGGGTCGCCGTCGTGGTGAATCTTGTGACCGGTTACGAGTCGCTCGAACTCTTTCGACGGGGCCGCAAAGTTGCCCATGTTCTGCCGAAACTCTCGCAGCTTGTCCGCAGGGAATCCGGCTGTCGTGAGTTGCTGGGCGAGTGCCCGGGCTGGCCCCCACGGGTCATATCCGAGAACCTGCAGATCGAACCGCTCGGCAAGGTCGCAGATGTCGGTGCAAATGACACCGTAGTCCGTTACGTCGCCGTCGGTCTGCTGAATCAGGCCTTGCTCTGCCCATCGTTTGGCCTGTGCTCGGTCCTGCTTACCCCGAATGTCGCGACACTCCGCAGGCATCCAGTAGCGAACGAAGAGGTAATACTCGTCGTCACGACGGAACAGCATAGACAGGGCGTTGATGTCGCGAGTGCTGGCAAGGTCGAGCCCCATGTAGCACGATTCCCCCGCGAAGTCCTCCAGCGTCGAATCGGCTTGGCATTCGTCCCAGTGCTCCATCGGAAGCCAGCGAACAGCCTGCTCAGTCCACTGGTTGAGGTAGAGGTTACGAAAGACGTTTTCGTGGGCTGGATTGTTCCTCGCCGCCGTGCATTCCTCGCGGAGAAACTCAAGCGAGACAGACACGCCGAGGTTGGGATTCGCCTTCCGCCAGACCTCCTCCGATGTCCAGTCGTCTTTATCCCCAGCCCCATAGATGCACCCGTAGAACGTCGGGTCTGAATCAGGGTCGGCTATCGCTGCCTTCGCCCTCTGGTGCATCTCCCAACAGATCGATGATCGATCGTGACCGGCCGTGGTGATCGCCACGACTAGCGGCTGTGTCCGTGCCCCTCGACCCGACAGCATCGCATCCCACAGCATCCGATTCGGTTGCGTGTGGAGTTCGTCGAAGATGATGCCGTGTGGGCTCTTGCCGTGGGCTGAATACGCCTCCGCAGATGTCGCCGCGTACCACCCGCCGCGACGATTTCCCCTGATCTCATACTGTCGAAGGTCCGCCTCTGCCTGAAGGCTCGGAGTCCCGCCCGTGATCATCTCCCGCGCCGCACGAAACACGATACCCGCCTGCTCACGGTCGCCAGCACACGAATAGACTTGGGGCCGCTCCTCCTTATCGCACAACAGCAGATACAACGCGATGCCCGCCGCGAATGTGGACTTGCCGTTCTTCCGGGGAACCTCGATATAGGCGATGCGATACCGCCTTGTTCCGTCCTCCCGCAGCCACCCGAACAGGTCGCGGACGATCTGCCGCTGCCATTCCTCCAGAATGAACGGCTGACCGGCCTTCGCCCCCTCGACGTACCGCAGTTGAGTCTCGAAAAACTTCTCAACACGCTGCGCCGCCTGCTCAGAGAACAGATAGCTCAACCGAAAAGGTCCTCCTCGATGGCTTGCTGGACTTCCGCCTTGCCGACCATGGAACACACCTGCTTGATCAATCCCGCCGCCGCCGTGCTCGCCTTCCGCTCGGTCTCAATGGCCCAGTGCGGACCCTCCACGCCGAACCGATCAACCGCAGTGAGTCCAGACTTCGCAAGAATCTCTCGACACTCGGCTGCCCGGTCTGCCTGCTTGCACGCCAGAAGCAGCACCTCGTGATTCTGGGGGGGCACATCAGACACTGACCACACGGCCGACCACAGCCGCCGACCGGCCCCAGCAAGCCCCACGGGAGGTACACGGTCCATAAACAGGCTCCTATCCGAGTCGAAAATATGTGCGCGAG